AAATATCCAGCTCCAGAAGATCCGAGAAACGACTTTACGTCGATTGGCATAGGATATTCATCACCTACTCTATATGAGTAATATTCATTTCCCCATACCATCTTTGAGAAAGGTATATGAATATCAGGTGTTATACCAGATGTGTTGTAATCGGTACCGAGAGTAGCAATTCCATCAAAAATTGTTACAATTATATTATTATTTGTGTCGGCTGTAGGCATATTTTATTCCTTTAGAAGTATATATATAAAAAAATTGCTTTATTTCACCAGAACTGTATAATGGAAACATGATAAACCCCCTCAAAAAAGATTCTATAGAACTCACAAAAGATCATATTTCACGAAAAATAGAAAGTTATATACTTACCCACAATTCTTCATATATCGACGCTATAGTCTCTATTTGTGAAACACACGACATAGAGTACATAATAATATCTAAATTGTTGTCAAAACCCATTTTAGAGAAAATTACTGAGGAAGGTCGAGGGTTAAACCTTTTAACTAAATCTAAAAATAAGTTACCTTTTAAATAAAAGTACTTGACAACTTGATATTACATGTTATACTTACACTAAGTTCGCGGGGAGTTCCCGTGATAAAATTTAAAATTGGCCGAAGGAGATCTTCGGGAAAGGTATTGCACTTATGGGATTTAATGATTTAAAAAAGAAGTCAAAGACAGGAATGGATGAGCTGATCAAAAAGATGGAAGATCAGACAAAGAAGATTGATTATAAGGACGATAGATTTTGGAGACCAGAACTTGATAAATCAGGTAATGGATTTGCAATTATTCGGTTTCTACCAGAAGTAGAAAATGAGGATTGTCCTTGGGCTAAGGTTTATGGTCATGCTTTTAGAGGTCCAGGCGGATGGTACATCGAGAATTGTCTCACGACAAATAGTCTCAAGGATCCAGTTTCAGAAGTAAACACACAGCTGTGGAATTCTGGTGTAGAAAGTGACAAGAATCTTGCTCGGGATCGTAAGCGAAAACTTACATATACCAGTAATGTTTATGTTGTGTCTGATCCTGCTAATCCTCAAAATGAAGGAAAGGTATTTTTATACAAGTATGGTGTCAAGATCTTTGAGAAGATTCAAGAAGTAATGAAGCCTGAGTTCAAAGACGAAGAAGCAATCAATCCTTTTGATTTCTGGAAGGGTGCTAATTTTCGTCTCAAGATTCGAAAGGTAGCTGGTTATACTAATTACGACAAGTCTGAATTCGATTCTACATCTGCTCTTCTTGCAGGAGATGATGCTAAACTCGAAACTGTCTGGAAGTCACAATACAAACTGAAGGAGTTCACAGATGCTAGTAATTTCAAAACATATGATGAACTGAAGGATCGGTTGTATGAGGTTCTTGGTGGTGATATTCGTGCAAACAGTAATTTACATAATGAAAAGACTGCCGAAGATGTTAGAGAAGGTGACTTGGAAGAAAAGAAATCTTTCATGAAATCCAAGAAACCAGCTGAACAAGAAGTGAATGAGAGCACAGATGCACTGGATTATTTTTCTAAATTAGCAGAAGAATAAATTTATTATCTGATAAATAATAAAACACCCTGAGAAGTTTGGGGTGTTTTTTAATTAGTATATTATCTACGATATATATTTACACTATTATATGCACTTCTAACTATGTTTGAATCATATGTGGTTGGTGTGATAATATCCTCTTTAGTTTTTACCTCATTTTTAAGAGCTTTTATTTTATTATTAATAATAACTACACAGTTAACTAGATTGTTAAGATCCTCAGTAACTGTATTTTCATCATCTGATCCTGATTTGTCTGCATTATCATTGATACGGGATATAGATGTGGGTGTATTTGTATCAGCTGATATAGAAATTCTTTCATTTTTAGAAGATCCAGGTTCATTTGTTGCTATAGCAGAATAATCAATAGAATCTGCTGATATACTTCCTCCCTTGGCAAATGCTGGAATGTTTTCTAGTTTTTCATTTATTATATTTTGGGTTTTGCTATCACCAGAATATTCTCTGAATAAAAATCTTTTTATTCTACTTTTATCAATTATGTTTGGATTGAAGAAACCATTTTTAAATTTTCTTGAAAAACTTACATACTTTGTCGAATCATTTGAACTATTTGTGTTAACGTAATTAGTATCTGATAAATTATTAGTTGTTATATGTTCTGGAAATAATTTATTTTCTGATGTTAATATTTCATAATCACTAGAGTACTCTACTGGTGGTACAACAGAGACAGTAGGATCACTAGAGTACTCTACTGGTGGTACAACAGAGACAGTAGGATCACTAGAGTACTCTACTGGTGGTACAACAGAGACAGTAGGATCAGAAGATAATATCATTGGTCGATTCTCAATACTTCTCGGTTGATTATCAGGTGTCATCTCTACAAACGGAACTTCCTGACTATATTCATTAGGGTATTTTATAGTAGAATATTCCTTTATAATATCAGTATGCAAAGCAGGTACTTCTTGGATTGATTCGTTCGTACTATATTTTTCTATATTAACTGGAAAAATATTTAAGGGGGTTTTACTATTTTTTAATGCCGTTTGTTTATTAAAAACAACACGGAAAGTCGATGGTGCTACTAATGGATCATTCGGAGCTATATCAGATAATAGCGGAGATTCATGTTTTATAAATGAAATAATATTTTTTGGTTTAATATCATTGATATATTCATTTTGTATTAGTTCCCCATGATCTATCGGTTCGTTTAAAAAGGTATTAAAATTTTGAGACTGTGGTAAAAACATAGACGACATATTAAACAATAATGTATGTTGTAACGCATCTATTAGTGTTTTTTTGTATTTCATTATCGTCTGCTCTTAATCTGCGCTCGTTGTTCTAACCTTTTAAGAGTTTCTTCTTTGATATATTCCCTCAGTAAGTCCATATGAATGTCCCTTTCCCAAATCTGTAAATTATCAAATTCTGTTATCGAATACTTTTGTATGTGTATTAGATTGAATTGTAATTTCATAAAATCCTGAAAACTCATATGGCTGAGGGTTATACGAAAAAATCTGAGATTCCCTTTATTGTTATCGATCTTAATATTTCATCTGATGTAGTATATGTTATTGTCTTTTCAATTTTTGGCATAGACTCGAAGAAAAATATAATATTGTCAAACTGTCCCTTTGTCATGTTATCCAAAAAATCTTCTAGTTCTTTTATGGGCTGTGTAGAACAAACTATCATTTCATCAGTGGTATGAATTTCTTTTATACAAGATAATGCTAAATTGTATATATCGTCTTCTTTGTTCTCTGAATCAAAATTATCCAATATAGTCTGTATAGTTGGATATTTCATAACTAACCTAATACCATTTAAATTAATATTAGTACTATGATTTGGTGAGTCTATGACAGCAACTTCGGATAAATTTATATGTAATTTTATCTTTTCTGATGTTATTGGACATATCAAAATAGGAGATACCATAGAACCTATAGATTTTATTCGTAATTGAATGAATAAATATTGTATATCACATATAGTCAACTCTCGAATCTTATCATAAACATAACATGATTCTAGGATTTCCAATATACAGTTTATTTTTTCTTTTTCTGAACCAAATTCTCCGATTTGTAATAATTTCTTCTCCTCCCTTACTAATAATGGTCTAAACCATACCTTTGTTTTCAGAGACGGTATTGTCGTCTCAAATTTGGGTAAACTTTTTAATAATAAATCACTTAATGCCATATAATATCCTTTCTTAATGTTATTGATTGATTGTTTGAGTTTGAGTAATACTTGCCGTACTAGATCTATCTCTAGTATTATCAGTCAAACACCTAACATAGAATAAAATATTAGCTGTTAGATATCCAGTAGATCCTGATGATACTTCTATTGGTTGTATTGATATTGGATATATTTCATCGCTATAATATATTTTAGTTGGTATTTCTAGAAATGCCGAAAACATTGTTATATTTACGGAACCGACACATTGACCATATGGTATCACAGTCTGTAATTGAGCATCTTGTATTCTCGTTGATGTTCCAGCTATTTTTTCCATCCACTTTTCTATATAATTTATAAAGCTCATATCCTTTAGCATAATAAAAGAAACCAATAATTTACCCGTTTGTCCGTTTGTTGGAATCTCTCTAGTATATCCACTTGTTGAATATTCCAATGTTACTATATTTTTCTCAGGTATAGTGATAAGATCTGGGTATATATGATATACTCCAAGGGGGCCATATTCTAGTGTTAATTTATATTTATTCGGAGATTGTAATTCTCTCATTTTTAAACGAAACATATTAATAGTATCGTCTTGATTAAAATCTTTATAGGACATTTAAAATAAATCCTTTTCTGTTATAATTTGAAATTTCCATCCGTTATTATTACAATATACATTGGCTGTATCCCATTTTGCTTTATTTACTGAATATGTTATACATTCAGTTAGGTTTTTCTTTTTTCGTGTAGATGGATCTTTTGTTTGTTTGAATGGTTTTATTTCTAATATTATTATTTCTTTTTTGACTGTTTCTATTATAAAATCTGGAATATACATGTGAATTTTATTATCTATCGGAGATAAATATGGAATTTTAAGTGATTCATATCCCCATCTAAGTATGGACGTATTTTCGTCTAAATATTTACACATTTTTCTTTCCCATAATGATTTACACTTTATATTGTTTGAATTCCCTATGTATTTTTTATTATTATAGGGAATGTACTTTGTCTTGTATGCCATATTATATATTATATATATTATATATGTCCAGTCAAATCATGGAATTTCCGTCTATGTTCGAAGATCAAACCGCAATACCTGTATGGTTAAATCTTGGAGTTATTCCTTATTCACAAGTAGAATTATCATCACAACGAACACTAAGCTTAGATGCATATATAGGACTGTCCTCAGCGGTGATTTCAGTTCCCGCTCCAATGACATTAACTACTATTAATAGTGTTGCTTATACAAACGACGCGCAGGTCATAGCAAAAATGGTAACGGGGGGGGATGCTCTAACAACCATAGAATCACTACGACTATTCGGTCCAGCTCAAATGTTAAATTCCGATATGACGTTTGATAAAAGCACGAAAGGACAACCAGCATCGCCTGCGGGTTTATATTTAAGACCAGATATGACGGATATGATGTTTATAGGAAACGAACCCAAAAAATATGCATATGATATTACATTACTTTGTATTAGCACAGAAGATGCATATATAGCGACAGATATATGTACTGTTTTGTCTACAGCATGCTGGCCAACAGTAAGAGATGGTCAACGACCAAATGGATCTGCTTTGATGTCTCCCCCTCATGTTTTTATTAATTGGTTATCATATGAACCTAGATCAATAGAAAAAGCAATTACATGGATAGATGGAAAAGGCCCAAGTCTTTCTGTATTATTAACCTCTACCATATCAAAAGGTTTTGGTCAGAGTGGAAGAATACTCAGTTTTATTGATCGTGATGGCGACAAAACAGCAAAGCCTTTATCTTATAATATTAGTTTACAATTTTCAGATATGGAACCCACATTCCAGATAGCCGGCTCCGAATTCACAGGAACACAAAATAGAACTACTGCTTTAAAAATTAGTGGCGCAGGAAATATAGGCGGATCTGGCCCAGGATGAGTGTTATTTTATGAAATATTTCGACACACATCCAATATTTACCTACTATTTTTCTAAAAATACACAATATAAGTTTTTGGATATTTTTAGAAAAAATGGTTTAATAATCGATGATCTGTTTTTATATGATACTATAGTAAATGATACATTTAATTTTGAAAAATATTCTGATATATCACTCGAACGTGTCGAATATTCTTGGTTAATACCTTTGGTAAATAATTTCATATCAAGAAAAGAATTACCAATATTAGAACCAATACCTAAAGTATCAGATAAAAAAATTTATTATTTAAAAGAATTAATAAATCCAAAATTTGGAGATATTATAATAAAGGACACTCACTATGCTAGTGCTGGCGGATTTTCTCTTTCAATACACCCATATTCTGTTATAACTGGTAATTTCAATACAGAGTTTAGATATATAACTGCATCTGAAACCACAGAAGATTCATTTTCAAGAAACGATATTATTAGAATATTTTCGAAAGATTTAGTAAATATGACATTCGTTGAGGTAGCTGATACAGATCCAATTGGAGTTACTTTTATACTAATGAAAGTTGATGAGTTTGATAAAGTTATATTAAATTTTAGAGCCAAAGAAGATAATATAGTAACTTCTCCTTATTTAAATGTAAGTGGATCTGGTGCAACATATATGTCTATAGGTGTGACAGGACAATCTTTTACAAAAACATTATTATATTCTTATATAACAGATGGAATAAGTCATGATACTACTTATACGGCAGAAACCCCCCATTCAAATACAGTTTTAACTAATAAAAAATTAACACTAAAAACTATAGATAAAAATATCACAAATAATATATTCTCTTTCATGAAATCCTCATTTAGTGATGTAGATAAATCAAGGAATTTTATTATTACAATAAATAAAAGTAATTAAACATTTTACATTATGACAATAATTCCCACCTTTCCTCCACACGACAGTCCAGATAATTATCCACTAACATCTGAAAATTTATTAAAAATAACACTGTATTCTGAAAAATTTCCGGAATTTGTTATATTTCCAGCAGATTTTAAAAACTTGCTTGTTTCTAATGAGCGTCAATTTTTTCATAGTTTATCAATAAAAGAAAGTTTGTTTTCACCAATTGTTTCTGGAAAGTTATTATTGTTCGATGTTTTTGATTTTACAGACAATTTAAATTTAAATAGTTTTGATTATATTGGATTTGAATTCAAAAAAAGCAAAAATGGGAAGACTGTAAATTTCGTTGCTATGATTACTGGTATAGTTCCAATTACAGATGATGCTGTCATTACGTCAATAATGAATGCTTATGAGTATATAAGAATTGTTTCACTTGAATTTATGAATATAGATTTATTTATAGCTCAATATAAACCTCAGCAGACTTTACCAGATAAATATGACAACAATGGTAACAAACTCTTTGTAGATAAAGATTTTATTGGATGGTTATCTCAACAAAGTGGTTCAATACCAGGATTAGTACAAAAGTTATTTTCTGCGAACAAATTTAAACACAAAAAAACCAACATAGAAGATACCAGTAATGGTATATGGTTAAAATATAACAACATAAACAATCCAAATAAAGATCAAGTATCTCAACTTAAAATTATAGACTTATTGAAACTAATAACAGAAAATGCTATAGATAAGAGCAAGAATAACGTTAATTATTGTTTGTGGTCTGATGTAACACATAACTGGTATTTTAAAAGTCTTTCTACTATAATAAAAGAAGGAAAGACTAGTCCTCATGATATATGGGTTAATCCCGATATTCCGAGCGGCGATAAAATAATGTCATCTGTTGTTGTTAATTTCAATGACACGATAAACAATCTCGAAAACAAAATACTGTTTTCATCTTATCAACGAATAGATCCAGATTATACAAATCAATACATTGATTTTACAGATAGCAACATAGGTGTTACAACAGGAATAATAACTTATAATTATTTTGATTTGTTTAATAAAGTAGAACATCTTTATGATAATCCCATCATAACCAAAGAAGAATTCGACATTGAAACAATACAAAAAGATCTTAAAAAGTTAAGCACAGACAAGAAGTTGTTATATCAAGATCCGATCACTAATATAAACATGAGTGACTATGGATATTTTAATCCTGTTCAATATAACATAAATTACTCAGAGCAAGTTTGGTGGGATTATTTAGGAAAACCGAATAGTACTTATAGTAATATTTCATGGCAAACTCAGTATGATATAACCAATCTATCTTTGCCTTTGTTCTATAAGATACACAAAAAAATAAGAGTTCCGTTGATGCAAAAACGACTGGAATTTGCTCGGTTAAAGAATATCAAGAGAAAATGGGAAGCGTTCAGGTGTGTTGTATGTTGTCTAGATCAACCAATTGGTTCTGCACAAGATTTAATAGATTTTAAAGTTGCTGCCGCAAACCCTAATGGTTATACCTTCAGTGTATTATATGGATCTACTATGGGGTATTTCAAAAACACACAAAGACAACCAAAGGATTATATAAGTTTTGGAGAAGGTAATAGGTATGAAATAATTGCAGCTGGGTCTTTTACAGACCAATTAAACTATGACAGAAAAGTATTATCATATCAAAACGGATTAACATATTCTAGAGATCTTTCAAAGGCTCCATACAACCAGACTATAGGGGAGTTTTATAACATAGGAAATGAAACTTCTAACCCTATATCACTTTATATCCAGAAGGTTATCACTAATGGCACCCAGAGATATACAGAGAAGAAGAACGATAATATAAAACGGTTAGAAGTAATACGATCATTTTTAACTGCCATTGATGGTTATATAACAAATAGTATAGAATTTATCCACGAGAATCTAGTTCCTTGTGCCAAGTGTATTGAATCTGGAAATTCTCTTCGTACGATAATAGACACTAATAATTATTGGTCCGAATTAAGACAATCCTCCAACAAGAACCTTACTACCTTTTTCAACGGTCTGACTGGTTTTAATGGATTTACAGGTCACGAAAACACAGTAAGTTGCGGATATACCCCAAAGTACGGCGGACCATCAATACCTGTCTTCCAGAAAAATATCAACAACGAGGCATTGGAAAATAGAGGAAATACAGGAGAGAGTTTGTTCGTTGACGGTATTGGTCTGATACCTAGTTTCGAAATTCCACAGTATCAGTGCATCAAAACTATTAATTTTGGTTATGAATGGGCATCTGAAGATAACCAGAACCAAATTTACAAAAAATACAAAGACATATACAAAGAACTTCTTGATGGGGTAGAATTTCCAACAGAACTATTTGAGTCTTTATATGGTCCCGCATATCAAAAACTACCAGAGTGGGTTAAACTGTTGTCAGCAGACAAATTCATGTCAGGGAAAGATCAAGGTGTTACAGGAGAGTATTATAACAAACAATCTCAATGGGGTAAAAAGGAAGTATGTATTGGGGTTGAATGTTACAACGAGTATTGCTTTAATCCAAATCTACTTATTGCACTAAAAGAGATTGCAGCAAGACAATTTAACGCATTGAAAGTCGAAAATTATTTATTAGATCAAATAAAGAATATCATAGTTGGTGGTTTGCAAGCAAAATGGAAAAATCAATATAAGGAATGGATAAGCAGAAAAGCATTCTTTCATTCCGTAAAACCAGGGAAGTCTGTGTTTAAGGGATCGGTTTCTGATGGATTTAGAGGAACCACTTTAAACCAGTCATTGTCATTACAGGGAATTAAGGCAATAACACGAAAAGACATAAGAGGCAGTAGATATGAAATCTTGTCAAAAGCAAGAGGAATCACTGGTGCTTCTATGGGAACTTGGTTGTATAATGTATTTTTCGATGAGGGAAATGGTGGAAACGCGGCAAGTCTATCAGGAAATACAGCAAATCCATATTATGAACAAACATATAGACAAACTAAACCATTTTTATCTAGTGCCTTGTCATACAAGAAAAAGATACTAGAAACAAAAATAAAATATTACTCTAACCAATATTCCCAAGACACAACAGAATATCAATTCAAGACTTATTTCAATGCTATAGAAATTTATGGACTGTCTGGGGACGGTATTATTCTTCCAACCGACCCAGTCGTTTCTGTTCATACGGATTTTGATTTTAATGTTTTTGAGTTAACCCCGAATAAAAAACCATCTAATCTAAAACGAGAAGAGATTGCGTCCTATGTTCGTGTTGAATTTGATTTCCCTCTTGGATTGAATAGAATTGCAGATTTCCCTGATGGTTTCATACGATCAGCTGGAGTAGAGTATTTCCTACCATACTTGATTTCGTTGACCTCAGGTCCAGTAGGAAGACAGAGCGTAAGAAACAATATAGCCATTATAGGTATGGATCCATATGGGTTCGATGTGGCAGTCAAGAAAATGGATGTCAAACAGGACAAAGACAATACAGATCTTAGTAGTAATGGTATGGATCTTTGGCCAGAACCAATATTCGAAACAAAATATCAATATTATGCACTTGACTCTAGGGGTATATTTTCACCTTCTGGGATTGGGTCAGAGAGCACCACACCATCTGCTGAAGTAGATCCAGAAAGAAAAAACACAGCAATGGGAAGTGATATTTTAATGAATTCTCATAGAAAGATAAAACCACACAGATCGTGGTGGTCCTTTCATATGCCTCATAATATATTCATACCACAACAACTGTATTCAATATTGACAACTGATTTAAGTAATATATTCAAACACGGCAATGGAGATGTATTACCACAAACTTTCGACGAATGGTTGACATTTACCCCAGACGAAACGATAAAAGATCTATTGAAGAATACTACCTGGACGATATAAATATAACATGTATTGTGGTTGCTGTGAAAAAAATCAATGCGAAGGAAGTCCTTGCGCTCTAAAGTGGACTGCCCCCGTATATGTTTTGAGAGAATGGTCTCCCAGGGCACCACAATTTGGATGGCCAGGTCACGAGGATTGCTGGAATCCCCCTCCAACAGACTCATGCGACATTATACTCAAACAAATAGGTTCATTGGATGTAGTTGATCGAATTTGTGGATTTACAATGGAAGACCAATGTAAAATATATAAAATCACACAAACATGGAAAAAAATATATCATCCAGACGATCCTGTCCCTGGATGTCAAACAGAGTGGGATGTTATTTTTCATACATTCAATCCAGGTCCAATATATTATGGTGTTAGTGGATCAGCTCCTATCGTATATTATACACCACAAGATAATTTTTTTGGTAATTTGAGTTTTCCTGGTGGTTATTATGATCAATTTGCTCGACCAGAAGAACCAACAAGTGGTGGGTTTGGGTTCAATTATTCAGGATTGACTTTAATAAATCAAACAATAGAAACTATACAAGGAATTTTCCACGAAGATATATTATGTAAAATACCAATTTGTGATAAACAAGTAAATGAGGGTGCTACTGCGTATTTTATTAATACAAAAACAAATGAAATATATGATTTTGAAGAATGGTGGAATACTGAATTACCCATTTCTTCTGTTGAAAACAAAACAGCAACATTAAAACTGGAGTGTGTTGATAACGATTATTATGATTATAGCATCATATTAACGGATTCTACTGAGATAGGAAATACCTATATTAGTTGTGTTGAAATAAGTGATTGTTGTTTTGGTCATACTTATGATAATTGTCAATATGATATTTGCAGTGAAGCAGTGTGTGCAATTGATTCTCATTGTTGCAGCACAAGTTGGGATTCAATATGTGTAAATATAGCTATAGCAAAGGAAGTATGTAATGATGTATGTGATATTGAAGGGGCGTGGTGGAGATTAGTTCCTCCCATTGGTATTTACGGGAAGGGTTCTAGGCAAATAGTTGCCCCCAATTGGGAAACTGGCAGAACCCCGTATGTTTATAGATTATATATTGATCATACCGATCATTTTGATGGTTCGTATCATCATCATATGTATCATATTACAAATGCTGAACCAAATCCAATACAGGGATGTCATTATTTAGTCACACCAAATATCAATAAAATAATACGACCAATATGTAGTAATAATTGTCCTCCGTGTGATCCAACTATATTTAATTGTTCTCCAGACTCATGTTGTGAACCAGATCATGTGCATATAGTAACAGAATGGACCCTTCAATATTGTGAAGGGGCGTGTTGTGTGGATGGGGTATGTCATACTTCTTCCACAGAAATTACATGTGCTAACGATGGAGGGGTTTGGCAAGGAAGATGTTCTATTGGATGTGGGGTTGAGTGTGGTTCACCAATAGATATATCTGGAGCTTGTTGTATCCCCAACACACAAACAGGAATATCTACGTGTTCTGTGATGTTAATGTCAGAATGTTCGTTAGTTGGATTCTGGAATGGTTCTTCTAGTTGTAACACGAACCCCATAACAGGAATAGACCCGTGTGGTACTGGGACATTTGGAGCTTGTTGTTTTTCTCCGTCATCCTCGGAATTTGGTTGCAATGCGTGTAGGCACACTACAGATGTTGGTTGTCAAAATATTGGTGGGGTATTTCATAGTAATAGATCTTGCGGACCTGGTGCTAATTCGCCGTGTTCTAGAGTATGCTGTTTTGGTGGTGATCCATCTCAATCTTTTTGGTGTGACGCAGAAGAATGTCCACCTGGATCAACCAACTGCTAGTATTTAAATAATATTCAAAACCACAGTAAAATAAAGTATAAATAAGATATGGCTAGATATGGCGACCCAAATCCTCCAAACAAAAGACCCGATTGCATAGTCGGGCCATGGTTTCCTGGATTAACTCTTACAGAAAAGGTGCCATCAGACATACCATCTTTAGGTGCTATTAATCTAGATAATGTAAAATTACAAACCAACAAACAAAATTATATTAATGTCTATAGTGACACATATACTGCCTCTTTGTCGAAATTCTTCACAGAAACAACAGCATCCTGGATCCAGGGTGATGGTATGCTATATCGCCCTGGTATAGTCCCAGGAGATGTGTGGAAGTATGACATAAGTGGTGAATCAGATTACGGTCTAGTAGAACCACCAATAAACGAACCAAATTATGACTTATTTGACTCTAATTGGTCTGCCCAATTTGTGGTGTTTTCCCGAGACACCATTCCTTCTTGTGAAACCCTTAATCTAGATTGGTGCTCATATGGGTCTACTGGTCCAAAAGCAACGAGAATAGACGCAATAAATCCAATAGATATCTACAAAAATTGTCCAAAACTAACTGGTAACACAGCAAGTGGTATGCCTTCTGAACCCGAACCGACATATATGCAATTATATAAGATGTACAAAGACATAAACGAATGTGATCTGATAGAACAGCATCTAGGAAAAGATTATTTGGGATGTTTGTGGAGTGATCCAACTCATCCGTGTAGTTGCAACTGTCCGCATCAAGGAGCCAAGTTTGGGGATTATTTGGCGCACACCAGAACTCATGCTACTTTTTGGGATACTCCCCACTATGTTCCTTTGTATAGAAAAGCACAAATGGGGCAATTAAGAAATAATATCATTCAAGTTGAGGTAGCACAATTATCAAAAGATATCAAATTGGGTGATATTATCAATGTACATAATACTAATAGAACAGTATCACAGAACGATAGAAGAATTTCTGGGATGTGGTTATTGACAGAAATTGAATATATATTTGAAAAAATGGAACAGAAAACAAAATTAACTTTAATGAGAGATACAGGCAATATTAAATTCAAGAATGATAAAGCTGGTTGGGAACCAATTTATGCTAAAGAAGGAGCAGGTCGATGATAATACACAAAATAAAAGATATTGATATTCCGTTTATATTCAAAAAAAATATATTTACTAATGATGTAAATTTAATAAAAGGAAATCAAGCTATTAAACATTCACTGAAAAATTTAATTTTGACAAGACACGGAGAGCGACCATTTACGCCTACTATTGGTAGTATACTCAACGAATCTTTATTTGGGAATATAACATCTAAAACAGAAACTACCATTAAAAATTCTATATATCAGGTATTGTCTAGATACGAATCAAGAATAAAGGATGTAGGTATCCAATTTTCGTCCGAAACAAATAAAAAAATGATAATAAATATAGTATATAAAAATATTGGGCAAGACGAAATACAAACTCTAGATATTATCCTATGACAACACCACTACCACCAGATCTGACGAAACTAAATTATGTTGATATAAAAGAATCACTCACTTCTTTTTTAAAGAATCAAACAGCATTCATTGGATATAACTTTGAAGGAACAGTAATTCAAACCCTGATAGATCTCCTAGCATATAATACCTATTATTATGCATTTTATTCTAATATGATATCTAATGAAGTATTCTTGGATAGCGCTACAAGAGTAGAATCCTTGGTATCCTTGGTAAAACCACTAGGATATACAATTCCAGGAAAAAAGTCATCTACTGCACTTGTAAGTGTATTTAAAAATGCTACAGTAATAGACAAATATTCTATATTTACTGGATATTCTGATGATGGACTGGTATATAGTTTTTATAACACAGAAGATATCAATTTAACAGAGAAGGAAGCAAGTAATATATCACTAACAGAGGGATCTAAACTGATAAAAGATGTCATAACACCACTTATAAATCTAGATAAACAAAGATTCATATTAAACGAACAAGACGTAGACATTTCGACAATAAAAGTAGAAGTTCAAACGGATTCTTTTATTGGGTTTGAATCTTGGACACTAGTAAACAATTTCCCAAACAATGATGATAAAATTTATTATATAGAACGAATGGGAAATATATTTACCATCGAATTTGGTAAAGCAAATAATCTAGGAAAATCTATAACATCTTCAGATGCCGTTAGAATAACATATTTACTTTCAAGTGGTAGTATATCAAATCAAGTTACTAATTTTTCACTACAAGGAGCAATAGTAACTACAGAAAAAATAGCATCTGGTGGAACTGATGGACCAGATATGTCCCTAATAAAATTTGCAGCTCCAAAAATATTTTCTGCTCAAGAAAGAGCAGTCACAGTGACCGATTATCCTGCTCTATTAGTTAAAAATAACTACATAACCAATGTAAACCAAATTTCTATTTATGGCGGGGATCAATTGTCTCCACCAAAATATGGTAGAGTATTTGTCTCTTTC